ATTTTGGCAACTGGTGGTGTTGATAGCAGGATTTTTAGAGCAAGTTTAGAAAATTTAGTCAGTAAAGATGCAAAAGTAGCTGGTGATTTAAAGAAAATTTATGATGACTTGCAGACTGCTGTGCGTGTCAAAGCTAATGAGCTGTACCCACAGCCTAGTTCAGGTAATAAATTTATTCCCGCTGAGATTCCAACAGCATCAGCAAAAATTGCAGAACTTGAAATTGACTATGGTAAAAGATTAAAAGCACTTTCTGACCAACAAGAAAAACTTACTCAATCTTTGAATTTGGCTGGAAATATTGCGCCTGTTGATCTTGGAAAACCAATTCAGGGTGTTGTTTTAGCGCAAGAGGCTGCGGCTCGAAATGCTTTGTCACCAGAATACGAGAGTGTTAAGAAGCAAGCCTCTCAATTAGGCGCTATTTTGCCAGCCAATGAGACTCAAACCTTGTTAAACACGGCTAAAGACTTGTTTATGCAAGATCCTTGGGGTCGTCAATCTGACCTATTAAAACTTGTCCAGAAGCAATCTGGTGAGTTTTCACGCATGAGAAAACAAGGCCAAACAGATACAACTCTGCCAGCAGTCCCTGGTCAAGCACCTCCAGTTGATTTAACTGTTGGTATGGACATAACAAGCCTTGACTCATTAAAGCGTAGGGTTGCCGCTGACATTCGTACTGTTAAAAATGACGCTACTAAAGATAAGTTGATCCTTTTGCAACAACGAGTTGATGAGGCGCTTAATAGAGTTCAAAATGCTAGTGGCGACATCAATGTTAATTTCAGAGGTGAGAAAACAACATTTGGTAACGCTATGTCGCAACTTGACTTGGACTACTACAACAAAGTAGGAATTCCATTTAAAGATGCTGATGCCATTCAGAAGATTGGTTCGCAAGAGTATGCAGAACGAATTGCCCCTCAGTTGGCAAGCAGTCCTACAGCAATGACTCAGTTTTTAAAGGTTGCTGGTGATGAGGGTATGCCTTTGGCTGAAAAAGCAGTTATGTCTAAGTTATATAACGCTGCTTTAAACAAAGAAGGTTTTATTGATCCTATAAAGCTAAATTCTTTGATTACAAAGACAAGCAACAATGGTGGTTATAGCGATATTCTTGCTCAATTGCCTGGTCTTAAAACTAGGCTTGATGATGCTGCCAATAGAGCAAATCTTCTTTCTGGTGAACGAGTAGCCATTGATGATGCCGCAAAAGCTGAGAGAGTTCGTTTAGGCGACTCTTTCTTGGCAAACTACGAAACTGGTGGTGTTGATGCAATTACAAGTCGTATGCTTGGCTCTACTGGTAAAGGTTATCAATCAAAATTCTTTAATGATTTAAGCAAACTGTCTCCAAACGATCAAACTAACACTACCTTGGCTGTTCAAAACGCTTTGGTTACAAAGATGTTAGACAACAAAGACCCGTTTGCCTATTTGCAAAAGAACAAAGATACGTTTGTTCGTTTGTTTGGCAAGCAACACTATGACAATTTGGCTTCTTTGGCTGATGTTCAGCGATTGGCAACTAAAGTAGATGTAAATCGCCTTCCTGTAGACCAAGCTGCTATTAAGGAGATGTCTGCTTTACAACGACTTATGGGTGGTGTTGATCCCAAGAGAGTGTCTGCTATTTTGGTTAACCAGATTTCAAGTGTGTTTAACAAAGGTTTCCGTATTGCGGCTGCTATTGGACAAGAAAACATAGATCAAGCTACCAAAGAAGCGCATAGAAAACTCTTCATGGACAAAGGTGGTTTGGATGGGGTAATTAAGGCATCTACCCGTCTGATAAACAAAAAAGGTAAAGAGGTAGAGTTGGCAGATTTTATTAAGCCTGGCGACTTATCTAACTTAGCAAATTCTCTTGGTATGTCTGTTTTAAGGACAGGATATTTGGGTGGTCAAGCCGCACTTTCACCAAGTGAAGTTATGTCACCAGAACCTGAATCATATTACGAATACAACCCAACACGCTAAAGTAGTACCATGATAGATCCAGTAACAGCTCTAGCAGGAATACAGAGTGCTGTAAAACTGATTAAACAGGCTTCTAAGACTGTTGATGATGTTGCTTCTCTTGGGCCACTATTAGGTAAGTATTTCAATGCTAAGAGTGAGGCTACGAAGGCTGTTGTAGAGTCCAAGAAGAAGGGTGGCTCTAGCATGGGTATGGCTATCGAGATTGAGATGGCTCTTGAGCAGACCCGTGAGTTTGAGAAAGAACTTCAGATGTTGTTCTTTCAGGCTAATAAGATGGATGTCTGGGCAAAGATCAAGGCTCGTGCCTCTGCGATGGATGTAGAGGAAGCCCACAATGCTCGTAAAGAGAAAGAAGCTCTTGCTCGTAAGAAGAAGAAAGAACAAGAAGACCTTGAAATGGGTCTAATGATTGGTGGGCTTGTATTTATTGTTGCGCTTATTGCGTTTGGTGTCTATGAACTACTAGATCATTGTGCAAAAGTGAGGTGCGGAAGATGAACTTCTATCAAAAGCAAGCAGATATGACTTTCAAGATAGTGGGTTATTCTTGGGGAACTATTCTCTTCTTTGACATTATGAAAGTACTTCCTAACTTCTTGTCCGACAGAATAATGAACGCTCTTTTAGCAAAGTTGCCAATATGAGATATTTGATTTTGTTATCTGCAGTATTTCTATCTGGTTGTTTTGATGACAGATACAGGTACTTTTGCCAAAATCCTGATAACTTTGTTCACGCTAACTGCCAGAAACCTAAGTGTTTGTTTACCCAGACTTGTCCCGAATACCTTGTAGCCCCAATCTTGGAGAAAAAAGTCAATGAACAGCAATCAGAAACCAAGACCAACAATTGAAGAGGTAGAAACCTACGTCTGGGGCTTTGTGGTCGTCATGGTCACATTGATTCTTTGCTTTATTGTTGTTGCTTTGCTCTACTCTGTCACGTTTGTGACTCAACCTATTAAGAGCATGGCCCCGATTGATATGGCCTACACCAAGATGCTGAACGACATTGTTCTGCTGATTGTGGGTGGTATCGGTGGAGTTATCGGTAAGAAGGGTGTAGGAACGGCTTTAAACGCCATCCAAGGCACTCCAACACCGCCTCCTAGCCCTACACCGCCTCCTGTGCCTGTAACGCCTCCTGTGGCATCTAATACTTGGACTTCAACAGGTTCAGCACCTAACTGGTTGAACTTCAAGAATCCTGATTTAGATGAGTCTTGGACACCTCCTCCTCCTCCGACTACACCTCCTGATTTGCTAGAACCAGACCATGAACGTGAGCAGTTGGCAATGGCTCGTAAAGAGGCTCAATAATGTTTGGCATACCATTACCTTGGGTTCTAGTGGTTCTTTGTATAACCTTATTTGGAACTTACAGAGGTGGATACCACTTTGGCTGGTCAGACAGGGACAAGGAAATGCAGATTGAGATTGCCAGGAAGAATGAGGAATCTCGTCAGACTGAACAGAAACTTAACGAACAACTAAACACTACTGCTAGTAAACTTTTGGAGGTTAACGATGTTGTCAACAAAAAACAAAGTGCTTTGGATGCTGCCATTCGTGCTGGTAGGGTGCGCCTCCCCTCCCCAAGTTGTGTACAAGCCCCCACAAGTACCCCCGTTGCCCCCACAGATACAAAAGCAACCAGTGAACCTGACAGACAGGCTGACACAGCTTCTGATGCCGAAAGAGCAACCCTTGCCGCCATCGCAGAAATAGTGGCACAGGGAGATCGGAATACTGCTGCACTCAATGCGTGTATAGATTCGTACAATCAGATGAGAGATTTGCTAAATGGTAACAAGTGAACAACTTAAACAGCTTCATATCGGCCCTGAGTGGTTGGATGGTTTAAATGCCACTTTTGAGCGTTTTGACATTATGAATCCACTTAGAAAAGCGGCTTTCATTGGTCAATGTGCTCACGAATCAGGTAATTTCAAACTTTTATCAGAAAATCTGAACTATCGTGCAGAGGCTTTACAGAAGTTATGGCCTAGAAGGTTTGATGCTACCAAAGCACAGATGTGCGCTCGCAATCCTAAGTTGATTGCCAATACTGTTTACAGCTCACGTATGGGTAACAGGGATGAGGCTTCTGGTGATGGCTATCGGTTTAGAGGTCGTGGGTGTATCCAATTGACAGGACACGCCAATTATTACCATGCTGGTCAGGCTTTAGGAGTGGATTTTGTGATGAATCCTGATCTTGTGGCAACCCCAATGTATGCTGCACTCACTGCGGGATGGTTTTGGGACACCCATAAGCTAAACCAATACGCTGATACCAAAGACTATAAGACCATGACCAAGAAGATCAACGGGGGATTTATTGGTTTGGCAGACAGAGAAAAGCACATTGCCCATGCTCTCTCTGTCCTTACTTAACCCTTCATCCTTCTTACGAAAGATGCAAAGCTAGATGCTGTGTCACCAAAGGGTTTCATCTTGTCAAACTCTAGGGCTACCTCTTCTAGCGTCCTCCTTCTAACAGGACAGTTTCTTCCTTGAACACAATCGTATGTGCAACAATCCATGCCACTAGATTTGTTTGCTCTTAATATCTGCTTTCCAAGGTTACTGTTTTGTTCAACCATGTTAAAGGCTTCGTCCTCTTCTTTTGTCCATTGAGTCATGTGTTCTTCTCCTTGAGTTTGGCCTCAACAGCTCTGGCAAAATCCTTGTAGAAGTACATTGGGTTCATTTGAAGATGAATTTGCTCATATTCAGCATCTGTCAGACCAACCCAAGGGCGCTTCTTTTTCCCGTCAAATAAGCCATCTATGTAAGCATATGCCATGCTTTGTATCTCTTTTCTCTCTTTACTCATTTCTTCTCCTGCAAAGAAATAGGCATATAGATGCAAGCCTTGTCCTTGCTGTTAACGCAAGAAACATGAAGCACATCTTTTAAACCAAAGCGCTTACAGTTCTTGCACTTAGAGTCAGGCTCTTTTGGCAAGCAACCAATGATCTTAAAACCGATCATTTCACTCTCCTGAATTCAACCTTCTCTGGTGGAGGAGGAAGCATCTTCTCTGAAGGTGGAGTCCAACCATGCTTTTTCCATAGTGCCTGGACATCAGATCCTGATTCCCACTTAAAGTCTTTCAGGGGAGTAGATGGATAACTGATTTTGGAATGTGGAGGAAGTGTCATTTCAGAGCCTTCATAACCCGTTGATTTCTGCCTGATTTACCAGCTCTAATACCAGTAATCTCAATGAATCCCTTGTCTAACAAAGCACGATAACGAGCTGTTATGGAGGAATATGGGTATTGGGGATACATCTCTAGCACCTGATCAGAAATACACCCCTCTGGGAAGCTCTTAATGGCCTCATAGACGAGTTGTTCTATCTTGGTGGTGTCAATGGCTTGGGATGCCTCATGGCTCGTTACAGGGTCTTCTTTGCGTACCAACTTAAATGCTGGTGTACCAAAGAATCTGTCCATTGACTGCTTCATATTATCAAAAATCATCATTGACTCCTATTAGGTGGGGTACTCGCTGCGTCCATGTTTGTCCGACAATTGCTGTCCATGGCATCCGCTTTCCCCCGAGAAAAGTTTATCAGAAAGGCAGGTCAGAATCATCAAAGTTGGTCGCTTTAGACCTCTCTGATGGCTTGGCAATTGGTTCCTTGGGTGACAGTGCCAAACCCATGAATTTGCCTGATTTTCCTTCTTTGACCCATGCAGATAGCCAGTAATCCTGACCATTTACTGTGATATTTCCTTTGTAATCAGGATGGTTGCCTGTTTCTTTCTTATCGTTTTTGAACAAAACGCCAGAGTTATCTTTCTTTTCCATTACATTTCCTTCGCTTTCTTTAACGCACTTCTTACTTTACTTGGAAGGAGTGTCCATAGGGCGATCTTTTGTTGATCGTCTAGGTTCTCTCCCTCTAACTTAACCCAAGCTGCCTTGGGATCACCTTGCTCACAAGTAGCAATCAGTTCAACTGCCATCTCTTGTAAGTACTGTAATTCTTCTGGAGGAATGTTGTCTGTTGCACCCTGAGTAGGTGTGATAACCACTGATCTGCCCTCTTCTGGAAGGTCTTCTCCCGCATAAATGTAGAGTCCCAAACCATGCAGACTCAGAGCCTTGGTCATACAACGCATGATGGCAGTATTGACAGCAAAAGCATCAGGATTAGGGATGGCTTTGTTTCTGTAGTCCATCACAGGAAGCTGACAGGTCATTGGTTTGCCAAACATGGTGGCAGTAACAAACACCATTGCCGTACCATTGATATCCATGAAACACTTGTCTCCAAACATCTCTACCTTGTAGGAAGCAGTAGGATCAGCTTTGAGAGCCTCTGCCCATGCCCAAGCCCATGACAGGTAAGTCAGGTTGTTTTTCTTCTCTGTATGAGAATTAACATCTTTTTTAAGTAACGCTTCTATTGACATATTCACTCCTTTAAAAATTATCGTTTAACTCTTGATCAATGATTTGTGTTTGTTGGTCAAGGTCTAATTCCTTGAACTCAATGAAGTCTGCTTCTTGGCAGCAAACTATTCTGTTTCCCTTGATTGTCAGGCAATAAGGACAGTATTTAATGTCAGAAAACTCTTCCAAATAGGTCTGAAATAGTGATTTCATGTGAGCCTATCGAAAGCCATTTCCCAGAGAACATCACCTGCAACATCGGTGAGTTTGTTTAACTCATCTTCGGTTAGTGGTGTACCATCTTCGTAGCATCCACTTGAGAAGTAAGCATCAGAGAAGTCTGGATAATCTCTGCTGTCTACCCCATCTACTTCTAGATCTATGACCTTTTTTCCATTAAGAATCGGCATATTCACTCCTGTTAAACGTGGACTACTATTTGCCCACACCGCTAATGTGCCACACCTTTTTAGCCTTTTATACTAGGATTTACCCTAATAGACAGCACTTTTTTCTATGCTAATCTGAAAAGACTTGTCCTATTAGTAAATAGTCCTTCTACCTACTTCCTTCTTCTTATGCACGTTGAAATACTTGAACAAAGATGCGCTGAAGCCTTGCTTGGGTACTCTCAAACAATGGCAGATGCTTATACAACCGAACCAGAGGACTTAGATGCTTCTATGACTGCCTTGCTTGCTAGAACGCTAGAACTACATCTAAACCGCAAAATCAATTTGGAGAACCTTTTTAAATGACTCAAGCCATGATCATTAAAGCTCTACAGAATGGGCCACTTACTTCACAAGAACTCTGTGATTTAACAGGGATGCCTAAGTCCTCTGTATTGTCAACAGCTAAGAAGTTGAGATACAAAGGTGAGCTAACCACAGAAGAGGTTAAGGTTGGTCGCTACAGAGTTGCTAGGTACACCCTTGCTGACCACTTGATTGAGAGCAAGCCAAAAGACGAAGCCCGCTGCTTGCTAAACCCTTTTGACATCAGAAACGCCAAAGGTATCTTTAGTAAATCAGAGTATGCGGTGATGAATGCACAAGCTAAAAGATTGCTTGGCAGACCAAAACCTGCGAAAGAGATCACAAATAATCAATTTATTTAAAAAAACTTCTTGACATCTCTTTGATTTGTGTATAATCCAAACCGTCTGAGTGGCATCAGGCGATGAACGGAATACGAAACCCCATAGATTTCTGTGTGGTCTTGCCTGACAACAGGCGAACTTTTGATTCCGTTCAATCGTTTGTTGTTGCTCTCGCCAAGAGCCAAGACCACAGAGTGATTTATGGGGTTTTTGCTTTTGGGGACTGTAAGGATTGCAGACCAAAGTTAGCTGCAAGTAAAGTAGGACTCAGAACCTAGCCATTAGAGACTGGACACAGGTAGACCGCTCGTAAGGCCGCCGTAACTGTGTTGAGAGGCAACGGGGGAACTATCCCAAGCCAAGCCCACATGAGTGACCCGAAAGGGGTGCAGGAACGGGCAGATAGGACGCTCTGAGGCGTGTAATCCTGCAAGCTATGCAATCAGTAAGGTATAGCCCAATGTTCGTCCCAGACTTGTCTGAAACTAGCATAGGTACTCACTAATCTTGTTAACTCAGGATTAGGTGAGTATTTGCCAATTTGAACCCGACTGAACTGAACTAGCATATATAGGAAATGTATGAACTACTTGGTTAACCCGAACAAACCTTCCTCTCGTGCTCACCTTTGGGATGATGGAGATACATATTGCAAGATGTATTTAACTGGTGGGATGAGAAAGAAAAAATACAGGGTTTTTCCTGATTCACAGGACAGGGAAATTTGTTTAATGTGTGGGAATGTTTGGAAACAAATACACACATACAAGGATGAACATGGAAAAGTTTGAATTATTTTGGGTGGCATGGCCTAAGTCATTTAGAAAAGGTGGCAAGGCTGCCTGTCTCGTAAAGTGGAAAAAGTACTACTGTGAGACTTGTGCAGATCAAATCATTAAGCACATTGAGTGGATGAAAACAACAGACGCTTGGAGAAAAGACGATGGTGCTTTTATTCCTGCACCTTTGGTCTATCTGAACCAACAAAGATGGGATGGGGCTGAGATTCCAGAATCATTCGGGATCAAAGTTGAAGTGCAAATTGATCCTGCTTTGGCAAAGATTGATGCTGACAGAAAAAAAGCCGTCCCCATGCCTGAGCACATTAGGCAAGCAATGGCTCAATTAAGGAACAAATAATGAGCCACTACCAAGCCCACATCCTGTTAGACAAAGTAAAAGATGGAGTCCCCTTTCCACTTCATCTGATAAACAAAGCCTTAGAGCTTACTGGTGACCTAGAGTAAACCCCTATGGCATACAGCCGAAAATCAATATCAAATGCTGGAGACAGAGTTGTTTTGGAGAAAGCCGAGGCAAGGGAAATGTTCCGAACTTGGCAAACAAACAGAGATAACGATTTTGTTCGTGCCAGGCTTGAGCGTTGCGAAAGAATCTATGGAACTGGAGCAAGAGATCGGGTCAGGTTTTATATGCGTCAAATGAAAGAAGGACAAATTGAATGAGTTGGCACTATTTGCGGGAGCTGGAGGGGGAATCCTTGGAGGACATTTGCTCGGGTGGAGAACAGTTGCAGCCGTTGAAATCGAAGATTACCCACGCAGAGTTTTACTGCAACGGCAAGCTGATGGACTCTTACCTAGATTCCCTATCTGGGACGACATTAAAACATTCGATGGGAAGCCTTGGGCAGGAAAAGTCGATGTCATCTCAGGAGGTTTCCCATGCCAAGATTTGTCTGCAGCAGGAAAAGGAGCAGGACTTGATGGGGAACGATCAGGACTCTGGAGAGAAATGGCAAGGATCATTTGCGAAGTACGACCCCAATACACATTCATTGAGAACTCACCAATGCTCACTATTCGAGGACTCGACAGAGTATTGTGCGACCTTGCCTCGATGGGGTTCGATGCGAACTGGGGAGTGTTGGGAGCTTCCGATGTTGGAGCAAAACACCAACGGGACAGAATTTGGATTGTGGCCCACGCCAACAACACCAAGCGGAGGCGGGAATTGCGGGGGTTCTGGGGCTTACAAAAATGCATTAAAGAATGGAACTCACATTCCACATTCAATCAACCCGAACCTATACGAATGGTTGATGGGGTGGCCTCTAGGGTGGACAGACTTAAAGCCATTGGCAATGGACAAGTCCCCTTGTGTGCAGCAACAGCATGGAGAATCCTGAAATGAGCTTCATGGTCACTTTTAAAGTAGATGCTGACCCTGTCGGCAAACAAAGAGCAAGGTATGCCAAACGTGGAAACCATATTTCTACTTACACCCCTGACAAAACAAGAAACTATGAATCTTTAATCAAAGAAGCCGCCATAGAAGCAATGGGAAGTAGCGAACCCTTGGAAACCGCTGTAACGCTGTATTTGTACATCAGAGCACCAATTCCTAAGTCTTTGCCCAAAAAGCGCATAGAAGCCTGTTTAAACGGCTTGGAGAAGCCAATTAAGAAGCCAGATGCCTCCAATGTGCTTAAAAGTGTGGAAGATGCTATGAATGGAGTTGTTTACAAGGATGATTCTCAGATCGTGAATATCCATGTTTCCAAGGTTTATTCAAGTGTTTCAGGAGTAGACGTTTGCATAAAAGAATGCTTGGATTAGGGTAAGTCCCAATACAAAACCTTGCAAAACAAGACTAACATTTAATTTTTAACAGGAGTGAATGATGGAAAAAACTTGGGAATTTGATACAACCACAGGCGAAGGTAGCGAGATCGTTACAGTAGTTTACGAGTACGAGAACGATGGTGAGACTACTTACAACGAGTCAATCAAAGAGGTTTGGTTTGAGGGCAGAAACGTCATAGGGCTATTCTCTGACGAACACTTCAAAGAACTAGAGATGGAAGCGGCTATGCGTTTCCAACACCATAAGCTGAACTACAAGCACGAATGAGAAAGCGAACTAAACGCAAGGTCTGGGCATTGATTGACCCAATACAGCATGGAATCATTGGTGCGTCAATCACCCACAGAGACAAGCTAGACAAGCTCAGAATGATGGAATACTCAGCTTTAGAAGCAATGATCAAAGGACAAGGAACAGTAACCGATTGGCGAACCCTTGTCGATGTTCTAAACCTGAGTGAAACGATGGCAAGGCACAACATCGGAAAAGATGAAGTTTTACCTGTTTGCCAAAAAGCACAAGATGCCTTGCATCAAGCGGCAGAACGCTACCAAAACACAATGAAAATGGGTTTATCAGGCGAAGGCATCAAAGCGGTGAGGGATTTAATCGAATATGCTGATTTACAACAATCAAGCATTAGTCGATCTGAATTTGAGAGATATATTAAGAAAACCAAAGATTATATTAAATCAAATAATGATTTAGTCGTGGAGATAATATGAACAGAGATGACATTATTAAATTGGCAAAAGAGGCTAAGTTTTACATTAACGACAATGAAGCATATAGCCCATCCAATCAAGAAGACTTCGAGTTAACCGAACACCTAGAACGTTTTGCCAAACTGATAGCAGAGCATGAACGCAATGAAATAATAGAAATTTTGGATGCGTCAACTGGATACGTTCACATGGATGCAATAAGGGAGAGAACATGAGTGATAACCCTCACAAGGCAATACAGTTCCTGATTGATACAGCCCCTCTCTATTCCAAGGCCAAAGCCACTAGGATGTACTTAGAAGAATTCAGGAAATCACGCAAGGCTCAGTTAATGAGCCAGGCAGGAACAGAGGTTCTAGGTAAGCAAGAAACCTACGCCTATGCTCATGCTGACTACATCGAAATACTCGAAGGAATTAGGGAAGCAGTCGAATTGGAGGAGCGTTATCGTTGGCTAATGACGGCAGCACAAACCCGAATCGAGGTATTTAGAACCGAGCAATATAGTGCTAGGCATGAAATAAAAAACACCCAATGAACAACAAATTAAGCGCAAAGCAAAGGCTTCACATTGGGAAAGTTAAACTATTGCCATGCTCAGTGTGCGATCAACATGGGCCAAGTGACGCACATCACATAGAGCAAAAACTACAATATTGCGTGATCGCTTTATGCCGTGATTGTCACAATAGCTGGCACGGCACTAAGGCTATATGGCGCATCAAAAAAATGGATGAACTAGCAGCCCTTGACATAACCATTCGCAGATTGACTCAGGAAATGCCACTAGAAAGCGATTCAAGCCCCTTTTAAGACGTTTTCTAGTGCTTGTGCATACCAACTATGCCAGACGTAAAAAAAGAGCTTATAGCCCTTATTTGATAGACAAGAAAAAACCCTCCGTAGAGGGCTTGAATTTATCGTTTTGTAAGTATTCGTAAGATTAGGGCTAATGTTGCATAGATCATTCCATTACCTTTAGATCTTCCTCAATTACAGCCATTGCAGTACAAATATCGCTCCAAATCTCGTCAAATTGCGGATCACCCTCAGGGATAAGATCAGACCGATAAGCCTCTAGAGCATCCCAAATTATGTCAATTTGTTGTTTTACATCGTGCATTTTTAGCCCCTTAATAAACACAAACGCCACGGGAATAATAAGAATCTACATTTTTACCCTCTGGAATATCGTCAGGGCGGATTAAATAAAGTGCTGCCCCTCTAGGGTCACCTTGGATATAGGGTTTAATTTCAACTTGTGACATGGGCCAACCTAAAAAAGCCCATTCACGGGTGTTTCTAAGCCATAAAATGTGACTGAGCCGCTTTTTAGCCCCTTTTTCTCTGTCTGCAATGGGTGAGAGTTTGCCTGAGTATTCACTACGCCAAAAAGGTTTGCCAGCTTCATCCCGTTCAACACACCCGCCATCGATACCGCATTCAAGCTCATGCCATCGTTGCAAGGTCATGCTAATTTTGCGAAGTTTCTCAGCCTCAAAAGCTGTAAAACCTAAGTTTATAAGAGTATTTTCTTGCGCTGTAATGCGCTGTTTTTCACGTTTTGTCATTGCCATGTTTACACCTATAAATTGAAAACCTTGGGAAATTCCAAGGCCATAAGCCCCTAAATTAAAGGCTTACAGTCTTAAAATTACATTGCGTGAGCAGATAACCAAGCTGGATTAGAAATTGGTTTCGATTCTTGAACATACCAAATTTGGCTTATGGGCTTAGATTGTCTGAAATCGCCTTGATGAATTTGCCATGCAACAAAGCCCCTTTTTTGGCATTCTTTTGCAGATATTTCACCCATGAGCTTTTTAGTGATTCGCCCGTCAAGAATAATCACCGCACGATCACCGCACCCCTCAATAATTCTATTGTGGTCAATGGCGGAGCGAATAAAGAATTGAGCATAATATTTCATGATGTAACACCTATTCAAAAAGTTAATGAAACCCTAGTTAAACACCTAGGCCATTGACCCCTAATCTAAGGGCCAACAGTCTAAACATTAGGACAAAAGGGCTTTACAAAGTAGATCAGCCTCATGTAAATCAATGGCTGACCGAAAAGCCTCTAAGTATTCGGCAAATTGAGGGTGATCTGGCTTCATGTTGACTCCGCCAGCTTTGCGAGTTGATTCGACAATGATTCCAGCACTGTTAGCGAGATATGCTGAATAATTGCCTGATGTGTGTAGAGTGAGCATTTTTGACACCTATTAAAAAGAAAAAGAGAGATTATTTGGTCAGGACATCAAAGTACGCCAATAGACCTATACAAAGGATAAGACCCGCCAAGATTGCTGTCAGGATGTCTTTTTGGTTATCGTTCATGCTAGTTCCTTTTTTGTGAGTGAGCTGATTTTGTCCAAGATAGCATCCCATGAGTTTGTTTCTAATTCGCAAGCAAAATCGAAAGGGTCACAATCATTGTCTTTGTCTTTAACGACAAGGGCAAACTGTAGACCCCCGCATTCGCGTCTGTTTTCGTCAGCATAGTTCACCCAAAGAATCATTTCTTGCTTGTCGTTTAGATCGCATGAAAAAGAGGGACAGACATCGTTATGCCATGAGACATCGACAAAGCCATCGGGCAATTGTGGAATGTCATAGTCAAAATTGGGGAATTCATATTTGTAAGAGCATCGCATATTTACACCTTTTAAGTTGACCCTCTACATTTGAGGTATAGAGAGAATAGCAACAAAAAAAGAAAAAACTATTAGGACAAACCCTAATAAAGTACAATTAATTTAAATTAATTATCAGACAAGGTTGGACAATGGCTAGACCTCCAAAGATAGACACTATCCAATTTCGCAGAAAGTTAGACAACCCTAAACGACAGATTCTTTTAACAGTTGGACAAGGGAATATATCTAATGGTTTCGAAAACCTATTAGCCCTCTACCAACACTTGCATTCATTGGGATATAGGATAGACGAACCATTCGAGACAATAGGGTTAGTTACTAACTATGTCGGTAATAAACAACAACCCCAAACAGAGGATAGTCTAGTAGATAGATAAGGGATAGATAGAGGGAATAGGATAGGGAAACACAATTGATAAACAAATCCAAGTAACCCTAAAAAGGTGCATCAATCCCTCTCTGAACTTTATGCAAAAAACGCATAACCTTTGCACTAAGGGTAAACCCTATGACTGTATGTGTGGCCAGTACTGTAAGGATAACCATGAGGGAAAACCCTGATGTATGGGGGGGGAGGGGGTGGTGATGGGTGGTAGAAATTTGTGGTACATCCCCCATTCCGAAAAAGCTAAATTGAAAGGAAAGCATGGAAACGACTCTAAAGCGTGGAAGAGGAAGGCCGAAGGGGAGCGTCAAGATGACGATACAGAGGTTTGCTGACAATCCTCCTGTGATACTGCCTAAGACTGATCACCAGAGGCTCAAGGAGTTGAAGGAGTTGATGATCAGGAGTGGAGGTAAGGATGTTGCTCAGAAGGTGATAGAGATAGCGTTGAATGACGAGCATCCGCATCAATTGGTGGCTTTGAAGATGTGTTTAGATAGGACTCTTCCTGTGAGTATGTTTGAGAAGGATAAGAGTCAGAGGAGTGCTGTAACGATTAACATTACAGGATTAGGAGTTGAGCCTACTGTTATTGATGAACAACCTATAGATGTAGAGGACAAGTATGGCAGACCTTAATTTTAGTTTGCTTCCTTGGCAACAAGAGGTGTTTAAAGACCAGACTAGATTCAAGGTAGTGGCTGCTGGGCGGCGGTGTGGGAAGAGTCGGATGGCGGCAGTTACCTTGTTGATAGAGGGACTCAAATGTCCTCAAGGGTCTGCTGTGTTGTATGTGTCTCCTACGATGGGACAGTCGAGGCAGATTATCTGGGACTTGTTGTTAGACCTTGGTAGAGAGGTTATACAGAGTAGCCATGTAAACAACTTAGACATTACCCTGATAAACGGGGCTAGGATTTATGTTCGTGGGGCTGATAGACCTGATACCTTGCGTGGTGTGTCTTTGACTTATGCGGTGTTAGACGAGGTAGCGGATATTAAGCCAGAGGCTTGGGAACAGGTTATTCGGGCTTCTTTGTCTGACAAGAAGGGTAGAGCGTTGTTTATTGGAACGCCAAAGGGTAGGAACTGGTTTCACGATACCTTCAAGTTGGGGGAGAGTGGTGAGGATTCTGATTGGAAGAGTTGGCACTTTACGACTGCTGATAACCCTTTGATCGACCCTACAGAGATAGAGAGTGCCAAGAAGACCTTGAGTACCTTTGCTTTTAAACAAGAGTACATGGCATCGTTCTCCAATGCGGGGAGTGATGTTTTCAAGGAAGAATGGATTAAATATGGGGAAAGACCGAATAAGGGGTCATATTTCATCTCTGTTGACTTAGCGGGGTTTGAGGAGGTTGCCAAACAAGCGGGTAATGCCAAGAAGCGGTTGGATGAGTCTGCTATCTGTGTGGTTTATGTCACAGAGGATGGAAAGTGGTTTGTTGACAAGATTATTCACGGAAGGTGGGATATTAGAACGACTGCTGTGAACATCTTGATGGCTATTCGGGATTACAGGCCACTTAGTATTGGGATTGAGAGGGGGGCGTTAAAGAACGCTGTTTTGCCCTATTTGAGCGACTTGATGAGGAAAAGTAACATCTATGCCCATATTGTTGATTTAACGCATGGGAATAGGAAAAAAGCAGATAGAATTATCTGGGCATTGCAAGGAAGGTTTGAACATGGCAGAATCACGCTCAATTCAGAAGAGAATTGGGATGAGTTTGTTGACCAACTTCTAATGTTTCCCGCTCAGGGGGTTCACGATGATCTGCCTGATGCGCTTAGTTATATAGACCAGCTCGCCGTTACCTCATACTTTGAGGAAGACGATACCGATGATTGGCAGCCTGTGGACATAATATCGGGGGTTTGAGCATGGAATTTCAAGAGCCAACAGAATCTGATAAAGAACTCGTAGCGTTTGTTGTAAATCATTGTGATCGTTGGAGAGACTATCGCAATACCAATTATCTGGATGACTGGTTGGAATATGAGCGTATCTTTACTGGTGAATGGGCTGCTGAAGATAAAACCCGTGATTCCGAGAGAAGCCGAATTGTCACTCCCGCTACCCAACAGGCTGTAGAAACCCGTCATGCAGAGATCATTGAGGCTATCTTTGGTCAAGGTGAGTTCTTTGACATTCAAGACGATATTCGTGATGTAAACAACAATCCATTGGATGTAGCCGCTATCAAGGCTCAACTGATGGAAGACTTCAAGATAGACAAGATTCGCAAGTCCATTGACCAGATTGAGTTGATGGCTGAAATCTATGGTACTGGCATTGGTGAAGTCATTGTTAAAACAGAGAAGATCTTTGTTCCCGCTACTCAGGCAATACCTGGTCAAGTCGGTCAAGCCGCTATTGGTGTGATTGAAAAGGACAGGATTGCAGTCAAGATTGTTCCTGTTAACCCTAAGAACTTCTTGTTTGACCCCAATGGGACTTCTATTGAAGACTGTATGGGTGTGGCTATTGAGAAGTATGTCTCTATCCACAAGATTGTTAGAGGTCAAGAAGAAGGCATCTATCGCAAGGTAGAAGTTGGTACTGATTCTGAAGACTCTGATTTAGAGCCTACTCAAGAGGTTAGCCAATACCAAGACGACAAAGTTAAGCTATTGACGTACTATGGCTTAGTTCCACGAGAGTATCTTGACCAACTTGAGGATGAATCAGAAGTTGAAGACTTGTTCCCTGAAGACTCTGTTCAAGACGAGTATTCCGATCTGGTAGAAGCTATTGTTGTTATTGCTAATGACAATGTGCTTCTCAAAGCAGAAAAGAACCCTTACATGATGAAAGATAGGCCAATTCTGGCTTATCAAGACGATACAGTCCCTAATCGTTTGTTGGGTCGTGGTACTGTAGAGAAGGCTTATAACTCTCAGAAGGCTATTGACGCACAGATTCGTTCACATTTGGACTCTCTGGCACTCACCACAAGCCCTATGATGGCTATGGATGCCACTAGATTGCCTAGAGGTGCTAAGTTTGAGGTAAAGCCAGGCAAAGCAATCCTGACAAACGGCAATCCATCAGAGATTTTGTTCCCGTTCAAGTTTGGAAATACCGATTCTGGGAACATTACCACTGCCAAAGAGTTCGAGAGAATGCTACTTCAGGCTACTGGAACACTAGACTCACAAGGAATGGTGTCCAATGTGTCTAGGGATGCGAATCAGGGCGGTATTTCGATGGCTGTTGCCTCGATTATCAAGAAATACAAGCGTACATTGGTGAACTTCCAAGAAGATTTCTTGATTCCGTTCATCAATAAGGCGGCTTTCCGCTATATGCAGTTTGACCCAGAGCGTTATCCTACCGTGGACATGAAGTTCATACCGACTGCGGCTTTGGGCATCATTGCTCGTGAGCATGAACAACAACAGTTCATTTCCTTACTCCAGACACTTGGCCCTAATACACCTGTTTTGCCTGTGATTCTCAAGGGAATCATGGCTAATTCTTCTTTGTCTAACAGATATGAGTTGATTCAGATGTTGGATCAAATGGCTCAACCTGATCCACAAGCACAACAGATGCAACAAGCACAGCAAGAGTTGGCTCTACAAGCGGCACAGGCTCAGATTGCAGTTCAGACTACCCAAGCAGAGCAAAATCGTGCTGAAGCGGCTAAATTGATGACTGAAGCACAGTTAATGCCTCAAGAAGTCCAAGCCAAGACACTTGCTGCAACGACCAAGAACTTGCCTGACAATGATGCTATGGCTGAAAAAGAATTCAATAAGCGTGTCAAAATCGCAGAATTGATGCTTAAAGAAAAAGACATTGAGAATAAGTTAAAGGTTGTTGAATTGCAAAACATGGACAAGAACGAGCAAAAAGCAAAAGACACCAACTTTCTCAAGAGTTTTGTTAATCAATGATGGATATTAAGCAGATACTGCTATCAGATGCGTCAACTGATGCAAAGTTGTCTGCATTGGCAATTCTGCTTGATAAACAACTTCCTAAACTTGAAAGCCATGTCCTTGATGTAAAGAAACTTAAAGGACCACAGGGTGATCGCGGTGCTGATGGCAAGGATGGAAAAGACGGTCCTAAAGGCAAAGATGGTCGCGATGGGGTTGATGGCAAAAATGGTAAGGACGGAATTGATGGTGACGATGGAGACAATGGAGTTTCTATCGTTGGAGCAAAGATTGATTTCGATGGCTCTTTAGTTCTGACATTTTCTGACGGATCACAATTAAATGTTGGTGAAGTAGTTGGTGAGCGTGGTGCGGCAGGTTTGACAGGCGCACAAGGACCTACGGGACCGACTGGCACTACTGGTCTGACTGGACCAACAGGTGCTACTGGACAGATTGGACCTACTGGAGCTACAGGAATTCAAGGTCCGACAGGCCCTGAAGGTTTGCAAGGTATACAAGGACCAACAGGTCCACAAGGCGTTCAAGGCATACAAGGTATACAGGGTGATCAAGGTATCCAAGGCCCGACTGGAGCTGTTGGACCTACAGGTCCTACCGGAGCGACTGGTCTAACCGGTGCTACTGGACCTACTGGCTCTACTGGATTAACTGGACCAACCGGACCTACAGGAGCTACCGGCTTAACAGGGGCAACTGGTCTAACTGGTGCTACAGGTTTGACTGGTGCTACAGGTCCCACAGGAGCCACGGGTTCTACCGGACTTACTGGACCAACTGGACCAACGGGTGCTACAGGAGCAACTGGTCCTACGGGAACAAGTGGCCCAACTGGTCCTACTGGCCCACAAGGGCAAGGCATCATAATTAAAGGTGCTGTTGCTACAGTTGGCGATTTACCATCATCAGGAAATACGGCTGGTGATGCTTATATTGTTGAATCCACAGGAAATTTGTATGTTTGGAACGGAACATCTTGGACTGATGCTGGTCAGTTAGTTGGACCAACTGGACCAACGGGTGCTACAGGTCTTACTGGCGCAACTGGTCCGGCAGGTGCTGTAGGTCCAACGGGACCAACTGGCTCAACTGGTTCTACAGGCGCTATTGGTCCAACTGGCGCAACAGGTGCTACTGGTAATACGGGATTAACCGGACCAACTGGTCCAACAGGGGATGTTGGCCCTGCCGGTTCTATTGGGCCAACCGGTCCAACTGGTATGATAGGACCTACAGGAGCTATCGGTCCTACAGGTGCTACTGGAGCAACAGGATTAACCGGTCCGACTGGGCCACAAGGTAATATCGGTCCTACTGGACCACAGGGTATCCAAGGTATCCAAGGCATACAAGGTATTCAAGGGCCAACAGGTCCAACGGGTAATCAAGGTCCAACAGGTTCTACAGGGCCAACAGGTGCAATAGGACCAACAGGTGCGGCTGGCGCAGGTTTGCTTAATCTTGATGGCGGGTATCCCAACAGCGTGTACGGCGGAGTTAACCCAATAGATGCAGGTGGTGTGTAATGACAGTTCAAATTCAAATTCGCAGAGGAACAGCCGCAACATGGACTTCGGTTAACCCTTTATTAGCAGAGGGTGAGCTTGGTGTTGAGCTTGACACGGATAAGTTCAAGATTGGTGATGGCACAAGCAATTGGAATTCTTTGCCTTACGCTACTGGCCCGACAGGACCAACTGGCCCCACCGGACCCACCGGACCAACGGGAGCTGCCTCAACAGTAGTAGGTCCTACGGGTCCAACAGGTGCAACAGGATTAACGGGACCAACAGGACCAACAGGAGCAGATTCAACAGTTGCTGGTCCAACAGGTCCTACGGGAGCAACAGGTTTGACTGGGCCGACAGGTCCCACAGGTGCTACAGGACTGACAGGTGCTACTGGGCCGACTGGGGCTACAGGTCTTACAGGTCCAACAGGACCGACTGGAGATACTGGAGCGATAGGTCCAACTGGTCCTACGGGTGATACTGGTGCGGCGGGGCCGACAGGTCCAACTGGGGCAACAGGCTTGACCGGACCAACTGGGCCTACAGGAGCAACAGGTCTTACGGGCGCAGAAGGACCTACTGGGCCGACAGGTGCAACTGGTTTGACAGGACCTACAGGACCGACAGGATCCACGGGATTGACTGGTCCTACTGGACCTACGGGTCCTACTGGCCCAAGCATTACCGTTCAAGATGAAGGTTCAACACTTACTACTTCATTAACTAGTTTAAACTTCACAGGTACAGGAGTTACAGCGACAAACACGGGTGGGGCTGTTACAGTTGCCGTATCAGGTGGCGGTGGTGGTACATCATCCCCTATTCCTAAATTACAATCTTGGTCAATTGGAGCAATGTAAATGGCACAGAACACAAACCCTATTTTTCCGCTAATCCCTGAAGTTACATGGGTAAGCGGTGTAGCAGCTAACGCAGCGACTCCCGGCGTGACGGCCAACACCACAACAGACCTGACCAGCGGCACGATTTACGGCCCGATCTTTACGGCTGGCCCGGTAGAAGGCTCACGGCTTGATTTTATTAAGGTTAGGGCGCTTGGCAGTAACGTGCAAACTGTTATCCGCATCTGGATTAACAATGGTGCGGCTACAACCACAGCAACAAACAATACGCTATTTTTAGATAGAACTTTGTTTTCAACTGCTGTTTCTCAAACAACCGAGTTGGTTGACACCTCCCTGTCGCTTAATATCAGCCTTCCTGCTGGTTATCGTGTGTATGCAACCTTTGGCACAGCAGTGGCGGCAGGTTTCCACTTAACTGCTGTTGGCGGGGATTACTAATGTTTACCGGGTTTGCTTCTGAAAATACTCCGGCTTTTCAGGTCTGGGATTTGTCAAACACCTATTCTGGCGCGCCACGACTTGTTTTGCAAGATGATTGCGCCCCCATTCAAATTATAAAAACTGGAGGTTCCAACTCTCAGGTGCAACTTTTTTTATCAACTTCTCCAGTAGAGGGAAGAACAATAAAAATTGTTAACTGCCGATACGGTTCGGAAAGTCAAATAATCAACGTATTTTCTTCCGACACAACGCAGCAGTCTAATCCTGTTTTTGCAATTGGGCCGGGTCAATATATAGAAACGTGTTTTATTTCTAGTATGAGGAGTTTTGGTCAAATTGGAGGTGTTCTAGCTTCTGGTTGGGTTACGATAAATCAAGCCTCCTCATCAAATTCCAACGCTTATGGGGTTGTTGTTGGTGGCTTGTCTAATAGGGCTGTCTCACAATATTCTGGGGTTGTGGCAGGCAATGGAAATTCTGCATCAGGAACACGCGCTGGTGTTCTGGGAGGTATAGGCAACACATCGGGCGGCATTGATACGGGTGTTGTTGGGGGAAACAGCAATTTTATTACGGGCGACCGCGCTGCTTCTTTGGGCGGTCAGAGCAACCAAGCAAGCGGTACAAATGCTGCTGTTGTTGGTGGTTCAAGCAATAACGCAACAAACACTAATTCCGCTGTATTGGGCGGTAATAGTCATTTGTGTTCTAGTTCTTCCGCAGTAATTGTTGGTGGAACTTATGGATCATCAAGAAGCATTATCGGGAATTTAGTTTTACCCGCAAGTCAAAATCCAATTGTTAGTTCTTTTGGTCTTTCTCAATCAGCAACATTGGTTCTTGGCCGTGAAACAACAAACGCAACTGCCACAAGACTTACAAGTAACAACACTTCCACTGGAAGTACGGTTAACCAAGTAATCCTACCCGACAACAGCGCCTATACATTCCAAGGCACTTGCATTGCAGCAAGGACTGCCGCTGGCGATACTTCTTCATGGAAGTTTGAGGGTGCAATCAAGCGCGGTGCTAACGCTGCATCCACAACTCTGGTTGCGGCTGTGACTCCAACTGTTATTGCTCAAGACGCAGGGGCTTCTACATGGGTCTTGGCTATTACTGCTGACACAACCAATGGCGGTATCGCTGTAACTGTTACTGGCGCAGCGGCTACCACAATCCGATGGGTAGCAAAAATCGAAACAACTGAGGTAACTTTCTAATGGCTCTGAAAATCTCTATCCCAACAAGCAATGTAGGCGTTCCATTCACAGACGCTTATGCCCGTATCACGAACATCTTTGGCAACAAAGACCAAGTGCAGTATCAAGTGTCTGTGTCTGCCAATGCTGACGCTAGGCAAGCAAATGCTCAAGAAGTGGCACAACACGCCTTCTATTGCCCAACTCCACAGGGTAATCTGATGGATGGTCTATATGCTGACCTGAAACTGCAAGTAGGTTTTGAGGACGCTGAAGACTGCTAAGTATGAAAATAGCTGTCTACGCCATCAGCAAAAACGAAGCGCATTTCGTTAAACGGTTTTGTGATTCAGCCAAAGATGCTGATTTGATTGTCATTGCTGACACAGGCTCAACTGATGATACTGTTCAGCAAGCAATGAATGCTGGCGCTAGAGTGTTTGATATATGCGTAAAACCTTGGCGCTTTGACAAAGCCAGAGATGCCGCACTTGCCTTACTTCCATCTGACATTGATATTTGTATATCTCTTGATTTAGACGAAGTGCTAGAGCCAGGATGGAGAAAAGAGATAGAACGGGTATGGAAAACAGATACAACCCGTATGCGATATAAGTTTGATTGGAGCAATGGCGTGGTGTTTTACAGCGAGAAAATCCACCATCGCTACGGCTACCACTGGCATCACCCAATCCATGAATACATCCGTGCTGACAACAGAATCCCAGAGGTGTACGCACACACCGATATGTTGCTTGTCAGTCACCATCCTGACGAAACAAAGTCACGAAGCCAATATCTACCCTTGCTTGAGTTGGCGGTCAAAGAAGACCCGTACTGCCACAGAAATGCTTTTTACTACGCAAGAGAACTGACGTTCTACAACCAGTGGAAAGAGGCCATCCCTGCGCTCAAGAAGTACCTGACAATGCCACAGGCAAGTTGGAGCCATGAGCGATGCTATGCCATGAGGCTTTTGGGCAAGTCACACGAAAGCCTTGGTGAGATCAAAGAGGCTGAGAAGTGGTATCAGGGCGCTTGTCTTGAGGAGGCTAACACCCGTGAGCCTTGGGTAGATTACGCCATGTTCTGCTACAACACTAACGATTGGGAGACTTGTTACTTTGCGGCAAACAGGGCGCTAAAGATTAAAGAAAAATTGGAGGTCTACACAATGGACCCATCTGCATGGTCTGACAAACCACACGACCTTTGCAGTATTGCCGCTTGGCATCTTGGATACAAAGATAAAGCAAGACAAGAACTTGATGAGGCTTTAAAGTTTAAGCCACATGACCAGAGATTACTTGCCAATAAGGAATGGATGAAATGACTCCAGAACTCGAAAAGTACTATACAGATCGGTTTGAGATGATGTCAACCGAGGGATGGAAAGATTTAATTGAAGATATTGACAAAATAATAGCAACTTTGAATAATATCTCTGTAATAGATAGTGAGAAAGACCTACAATTCAAAAAAGGTGAACTTTCTATTCTTTCTTGGCTGAAAAATCTTAAAGAGATCAGCGAAAGAGCATATGAAGAAATTTTATGATTACGTCTGTGAAAACGGACACAAAACAGAAAGATTCGTTGATTATGAGGCAACGGGTCTAATGTGTGAGTGTGGTGCAAATGCAACACGTTTACTATCTGCGCCAGCATTTCGACTTGAAGGATGGTCTGGTTCTTTTCCATCGGCATATGCCAAATTTGGGAAGAGCCATGTTGACAAGTTGAAGTCTGAGCAGAAACTCAACTCATAAGCAATTATGCCGAGTTGAATCTCCTACAACCGAGAACGGCAGGAAAAAGGAAAAAGTATGCTGATTGATGAAGAGCCAAATGAACTAGAAGCGGTAGAGCAACAAGCCAAGCCCGAACTCCCTGAGAAATACAGGGATAAAAGTCTGGACGAGGTAGTGCGAATGCACCAAGAGGCTGAGAAGCTCATTGGTAAACAAGCACAAGAGGTCGGAGAAGTCCGAAAGCTCGCTGATGAACTCATTAGGCAGAACCTCACTGTTAAACAACAACAGCAGCAAACTAGAGATGTTGAGCCTGAAGTAGATTTCTTTGAGAATCCACAGATGGCAGTTCAAAAGACTGTTGATAGTCACCCTGACATCATTGCGGCGCGTCAAGCCATGCTAGAGATGAAAAGGGCGCAAATTCAGCAAAAGTTAGCGCAAGAACATCCTGATTTTGGCGATATTGCTAAAAATGAGGACTTTGCAAATTGGGTTAAATCTAGCCCTGTACGCATTGACTTGTTCAAACGTGCTGATGCAGAATTTGACTATGATTCAGCCAATGAACTGTTATCTACCTACAAAGAACTTCGCTCTGTCAAACAAAAGCAAATGAGTACCGCTGGTGAAGCAACTCGTAAGCAGAATTTGAAAGCAGTTGGGGTTGATGTAGGTGGTTCTGGGGAATCATCAAAGAGGGTTTATCGTAGGGCTGACCTTATTCGGCTGAAAATGCAAGACCCGACTCGTTATGAGGCGCTTTCAGATGAAATTATGCAAGCGTATTCAGAAGGTCGTGTTAAGTAAACTTAACTTATTGGAGATTTAATTATGGCAAATACCGCCTTTTCCCCCACAAATAGTGTAACCACTACATCCGCAGCTAACTTCATTCCAGAGATTTGGAGTGATGAAATTGTTGCCGCCTATAAAAAGAACCTTGTTTTGGCTAATTTGGTCAAGAAGATGTCTTTCAAAGGCAAAAAGGGTGACACAGTCAATATCCCTAGCCCTGCTCGTGGTTCAGCAACAGCTAAAGCCGCTACAGATGCAGTTACTTTGATTGCTGAGAGCGACACTAACATTCAAGTGTTGATCAACAAGCACTATGAGTACTCACGTTTGATCGAAGACATCGTTGAAGTTCAAGCCTTGACATCACTGCGTTCTTTCTACACAGAAGACGCTGGTTATGCTTTGGCTCGCCGCATCGACACAGACTTGGTTCAATTGGGTCGTGCTTTCAACGGCGCTACAGTTGGTACTGATGACTATGCTACTAGCAACACTACTACCAAAGCCTTTGTTGGCTCTGATGGTACTACTGCTTACAACAGCACATCCTCTAACGCTGCCGCTTTGACTGATGCCGCTATTCGTCGCACCATTCAGCGTTTGGACGACAACGATGTTCCTATGGATGGTCGTTTCTTCCTGATCCCACCTTCAAGCCGTAACACGCTGATGGGTTTGGCTCGTTACACTGAGCAAGCATTTGTCGGCAATGGCGATGCAATCCGCAATGGTGAAATTGGTCAGCTCTACGGCATGGCTGTGTTCGCATCTTCTAATGCTGACTTTGGTGCTGGTTCTTCTGGTGCTGACCGCATTTGCTTGATGGGTCACAAAGACTCTATGGTGTTGGTTGAGCAGTTGGGCATCCGTTCACAGACTCAGTACAAACAAGAGTACCTCGGTACATTGTTCACTGCTGATACCATTTATGGTGTGAAGGCTTTGCGTACAAACGCTACAAGCTCTGCCGCTAACGCTTCTGCTGCCTTTGCCTTGGCAGTTCCAGCCTAATTGTTGCCACTTCTCCCCTGCCTTAATCGGTGGGGGAGTTTTTTCTTAATCTAGGAGGAATTTATTATGGCAACCGCATCCGCAGTAACAGCTCGTCGTGGTAACGACCAGTTCCGTGGCCTTTTCAGTGATACATGGGCAGTAACTTGCACTATGAACGCTGGTTCATTGGTTGATGGTGCTGGCGAGACAGACGACATTACAGTACCAGGCGTTGCGCTTGGTGACATGGTCATTGGCGCATCTTTGGGTGTTGACTTGGTTGGTTTGACAGTAACAGGTTATGTTTCTGCCGCTAATACAGTCAAGTTCCGCATTCAGAATGAGTCTGGCTCAAGTGCTGACTTGGCTTCTACGACAATGAAGATTGTTGTTGTTCGCATGGTCTAAAACTAAAGGGGGCTAATAACCCCCTTTTTCAAAGGATTCTTATGGCTACATTTCGTTGTTTAACAAGCGGTCAAACAGTAACTTTTGTTCATCAGCACGATATTGACAGCATGAAAGGTCATGCAGGATATGTCAGAATTGATGGAGAAGAAAAAGAGTCCTTTGAAAAACCAGTAGTTCTATCACCTCCTACTCCTGTCAAGAAGCTAGGTAGACCAAAGAAAGTCGCAAATGTCTGATATTGATCCACGAGAGTTTGGCAAACTAGAAGCCCAAGTTGAGGCTTTACAGGCAGAAGTTCATGCCATGCGTGAAGACATCAAAGCTCTGTTAGAGATGGCTAACAAGTCTAAAGGTGGTTTCTTTGTCGGGATGGCTATTGCATCTGTTGTTGGTGGCATTATTTCGTTTATTGCGACTAAGGTAATACGATGAGCCTCTTATCTGGTGCTATCTGTCCAATAGCTACTCAAGATATTCAGATCAATCTGAAGAACCGCAACAATGCGTTCAAGAAGTTTGGCTATGGCCCACCTAACCCAGAAGAACCCAATAATGCGTTTTGGCTAAAGAAGGCCAAGATGTATAACGCACCTACTGAAAGCATTAAATCAATGCTCTGCGGTAATTGTGCGGCTTTTATCCAGACTCCTAAGATGATGGAATGCATCATTGGTGGACTAGAGAAGGATGAAGGCGAAGACGAATTGTCTTATGACGAAGAGTTCATCAAAGCCGCTGATCTCGGCTATTGTGACTTGTTTCAGTTCACTTGTGCTTCCGCCCGCACTTGTGATGCGTGGAAAGGTGGCGGCCCTATAACCAAGGAAAAATGATGTACGGAAAATCACCCAAAATGACCAGTTCTAAAGCCCCTAAGAAGGCCAAAGGTATGCCTGTAACCATCATGGTTGCTGTTGGTAAGCCTAAGTCTATGCCTGTTCGTGGTAGCCGTACTGCTACTAACATGATGAAGAAATCAGGTCGTAGCAAATGAAAAAGACCAAAGCAGAGGCCAAGATCTCTAAGGTTATGCGAGAGTACAAGGCGGGAACGCTTCACTCTGGCAAGGGTGGCCCTGTAGTCAAGAAGCCTAAACAGGCTATTGCCATTGCTTTATCTCAGGCTAGGAAGGTCAAGAAATGAAACAAGGTCTTTACGCTAATATCAATGCCAAAAGAGAGCGCATCAAAGCTGGTTCTAAGGAAAAGATGCGTAAGGTTGGTTCTAAAGGTGCTCCTACTGAGGCGGCATTTAAGGCTGCGGCTAAGACCGCAAAGAAGAAATGAAATCCCCTGCTTGGCAAACAAAGGCTGGAAAAAACCCGAAAGGGGGCTTGAATGCCAAGGGTAGAGCATCGTATAATGCAGAAACAGGTGGCAATTTAAAGCCTCCAGTCAAGTCGGGAGACAACCCTCGTAGGGCATCCTTTTTAGCACGTATGGGCAATATGCCTGGCGCTGAGATGAAAGATGGAAAGCCTACCCGACTTTTACTTTCTCTTAGAGCTTGGGGCGCAACGTCCAAGGAAGACGCTAAAGCAAAGGCTAAAGCGATCTCTAAGAGGAATAAGAAATGAGAGCAAGGTCAGTCGGTGCAAATTTAACTGCTAATACGGCTACTACGCTGTTTACAGTTCCGACTGGCTATTACGCTAGGTGTGTACTTTTACACGCATCAAACAACGGCTCATCAAATAAGCACATAAGTTTCACTTGGTATGATTCAAGTGCAAGCCTTTCTATCCTAATTACAAATGAATACACCTTAACATCTAAATCAACTTATGCCGAGATTGATGTTAATCAGTATATTGTGATGGAAGAAGGCGACTATTTGACTGCTACATCAGAGTCTGGGTCTACCATTTCTGTCATTGCAACATTTGAAATCGAAGGGTCACAACGAGTATGACATACCTAGAATTAGTCAATGATGTACTCACTCGTTTGCGTGAGACTAATGTTTCTACTGTTTCAGAAACAACATATTCTGCTTTGATTGGCAAGTTTGTCAATGATGCCAAGCGACAAATTGAAGATTCCTACACTTGGAATTGCTTGTCTCAAACCATCACAGTAACTACTACTGGTGGCACACATTCATATTCTTTGACTGGTTCTGGTCAGAAGTTTCGTGTAATGGACTCCTTGAATACAACTAGCAATGTTGTGATGGATGACATTCCTTTTGCCAGTATGAATCGCAAGTTGAACTTTGTGACTCCAGTTCAAGGAATCCCATCTGAGTACTGTTTTAATGGTGTAGATGGCAGTGGTGATACAAAGATTGACTTGTATCCAATTCCTAATGGTGTCTTCACTATTTTGTTTGATGTGATCATTCCACAAGCGGCTTTGACTTCTGATGGCACTTCTGTCAAGGTTTTAGATTATTTGGTGACTCAGAGTGCTTATGCACGTGCTTTGATTGAGCGTGGTGAAGATGGTGGTACTAGCTCTTCTGAGGCTTATGCGCTGTTCAGAGGTATGTTGTCTGATGCCATTGCAACAGAGAGCACACGTTATCCTGAAGAACAAGTATTTGAGGCAGTGTAATGGCAGCTCCACTACAAAGTAACAGTGTAAGCGCACCAGGCTTTTATGGTCTGAATACGCAAGACTCTCCATTGGATTTGTCTTCTGGCTTTGCTTTGGTTGCTTCTAATTGCGTGATTGACCAGTATGGACGTATTGGTGCTCGCAAGGGTTATACATTGGTTAATTCTTCATCTGGAAACCTTGGGTCTAACGATGTAACTGTTATCCATGAGTTAGTGCAGATTGATGGCACATTGACTGTGTTGTTTGCTGGCAACAATAAGTTGTTCAAACTTGGTACTTCCAATGCTGTAACTGAGTTGACCTATGGTGGTGGTGGTTCTGCTCCTACCATTAGTGCTAGTAACTGGCATTGTGCTTCTTTGAATGGAATCACTTATTTCTTCCAATCTGGACACGATCCATTGATTTATGACCCAGCGGTAAGTACTACCACTTATCGCAGAGTTTCTGAGAAGACTGGTTATGTAGGTACTGTTCCTCAAGCAAACATTTGTATTTCTGCTTTTGGTCGTTTGTGGGTTGCCAATACATCTACTAACAAAGTAACGATTACTTTCTCTGATCTGATTGCAGGTCATGTATGGGGGGGTGGTACTACTGGTACTTTAGATGTGTCTCGTGTATGGCCTAATGGTTCTGATGAGATCATGGGATTGGCGGCACACAATGATTTCTTGTTTATCTTTGGTAAACGACAGATTCTTGTTTACTCTGGTGCAACAACCCCTGCAACGCTCCAGTTAAGTGACACAGTAGGTTCTATTGGATGTATTGCTAGAGATTCTATTCAGAGTATTGGTACTGATGTAATTTTCTTGTCAGACTCTGGTGTTCGTTCATTGATGAGGACTATCCAAGAGAAGTCTGCTCCTTTGAGAGACATCTCTAAGAATGTTCGTTCCGATTTAATTAGCTCTTTAGCTGTTGAGACATTGGCTAATTTGAAGTCTGTTTACTCAGAGAAGAATGCTTTTTATCTGTTGGTTTTGCCTACTTCAGCACAAGTCTATTGTTTTGATACAAAGATGCAATTGCAAGATGGGTCTAACAGAGTAACCAAGTGGGATTCAATCACTCCTAAGTCTTTATATGCGCTTAGAAATGGTGATTTATACATTGGTAAGACTGGATACATTGGTAAGTATGATGGTTACTTAGATAACACTTCTACTTATCGGATGGCGTACTACACGAACCATGCTGATTTAGGCAATGAGAATCAGATCTCTGTTCTTAAGAGAATCAAGACAATCATCATTGGTGGCTCAAACCAGTTTGTGACGATCAAGTGGGGATTTGACTTCGCAGCCAATTATCTGTCTGCAAACGCCAACATTGCTACACAATCTATTTCTGAGTATGGAATAGCTGAATATGGGGTTGCTCAGTATTCAAGTGGTGTGCTTATCAGAACATTGGATGTGAATGCTTCTGGTATGGGAAAGATTGTTCAAACTGGTTACGAAACTACAATTAACGGCACTCAATTATCAATTCAGAAGATTGAGATTCAATCTAAGAACGGGAAAATATCATGAGTAACTACACAAAAAGTACTAACTTTGCAACTAAAGACAATCTAACACCTGGTGATCCACTCAAGATTGTTCGTGGTACTGAGATTGATACTGAGTTCAATAACATTGCTACTGCTATTGCTACGAAGACAGACAATGCTTCTGCTGCGGTAACTGGTGGAACTATCAACGATACAACCATTGGTGCGACTACTGCATCTACTGGTGCGTTTACTACCATTAGTGCTACTGGTGCTATTACATCTACCTTGGCTACTGGTACAGCGCCTTTAGTGGTTGCTTCAACTACGAAGGTGACTAACCTTAATGTTGACTCATTAGATGGTGCTGATTGGGCATCTCCTGCGGCTTTAGGTTCTACTACCCCTGCGGCTGTCTCTGCTACGACTTTGAGCGCTTCTGGCAATGTAACCCTCTCTGGTGGTACTGCTAATGGTGTTGCTTATTTAAACGGCTCTAAGGTTGTTACAAGCGGTTCTGCGCTTACTTTTGATGGTACATCTTTAGGTGTTGCAGGAACGGCAACTAATGCGGTTAGCGTCACTTCAACAGCTACTACAACAGCTTTGAAGTTAGATAACACCAATGCAAATGGATGGGGTAGCAATCTTGCTATTTTTACAGGTGGGTCTGCCGCAGGTTATTTTGGCACGATTGGCTCTTTGCTTGGAAGTACAGCACAAGACCTTGCTATTTACGCAACCTCTAGCAAGGGTGTTCGTATTTACACAAACGACAATAACGAAAGAATGCGTGTCACAAGCGCAGGGGATGTGGGTATTGGTACAAGTAGTCCTAGCCAGAAACTTGATGTGGCTGGAAATATAACTGCTACAGCATGGCTTGGTCGTGCTAATGGTTCTGCCCCATCTGCTGACTGCGCCATCTATCGTGCTGCTGACAACACGCTTGGTTTTAGTACAGCAAGTACAGAGCGTATGCGCCTCGACTCCTCAGGCAATCTAGGCTTGGGAGTTACTCCTAGTGCTTCAAACGCTTGCACAAACATTGAACTACCTTACGGGGCTACTTTGTCGGCTCGTAGCAATACTGCAGCACCACAGTTTGCAATGATGAGCAACGCTGTTGGAAATTGGTACGCCGCCACATACAAGATTAACGGGTTTGCAACACAGTACACGCAACAAGGAAATGACGGCACACACGCTTGGTACACAGCCCCATCAGGCACAGCAGGAAACGCCATTACCTTTACTCAGGCAATGACTCTGGATGCTAGTGGGAATTTGATGGTTGGCACGACAACACCAACTGCAAATTGCAAACTTACTGTAACTGGTGCTGGTATTTCAATTGCGGGTGGTCGAGGTTCTACTTTTGCATTGGCTTATCCTGATTGGTCAATCTACAACACAAGTAGTGGAAACGCATTAGCGTTTGATAACGGCACAGAACGTGCCCGTATAGACTCAAGCGGTAACTTGCTGTTGGGCGCTACTTCCGCACACAACTTTGGGATTCCATCAATTCAGGCTGGTGGTTCAAACGCAAATGCCATTATTTCTGTTCGCAGGGATACAACAAGTGCAGCAGACCAAATTCTTTTTTATAACCCCAATGGTTCGGTTGGTAGTATTTCAACAAGTGGTTCATCAACAACTTATGGAACATCATCAGATTACCGCCTAAAGAACACCATTGCACCAATGACAGGTGCTTTGGCTAAAGTTGCATTGCTAAAGCCTTGCACTTACAAATGGAACGCTGACGGCTCTGATGGTCAGGGCTTCATTGCTCACGAGTTGGCTGAAGTTGTCCCTCAATGCGTGACAGGCGAAAAAGATGCAGTCAACGAAGATGGCAATCCTCAATATCAAGGCATCGACACATCATTCTTGGTGGCTACTCTCACAGCGGCTTTGCAAGAGGCTCATGGCTTGATTAAAAACCTAGAAACTCGTATTTCAGCATTGGAAGCAAAATGACTACTACTTGGAAAATCACAAACCTTGACCGCAACACAGCCGATGGTTTTGTAACCACAGCCCATTGGAACGCAACAGCAATAGATGGAGAACACTCTGCCTCTGCCTACGCAACAGTCTCATGGGCTGAAGGCACTCCTACAATTCCTTACGCAAACCTCACAGAAGCCACAGTCCTTGGTTGGGTGTGGGAGTCTGTTGACAAGGAATCTACAGAGGCTTCTTTGGCGGCTCAGATTGCTTTGCTGAAAAACCCTGTAAAAGCTACTGGTACACCTTGGTAAGTTGAAAAGCACAAATCCCTAAAGTGGAGTAAAAATTATGGCTAGAGCAAGAGAAAACAATTTCCTGAGAGACTTCGAGGACACAGGTTTACAGCCTAGTATTCAGCAAATTCTTGCTCAGACACCTGTTGTTCAGCAACCTTCTATGGCAAAGCAACCTACTATGGCTACAGATAAAGCAACAATCATTGATAACTTGGTAAAACAAATCCAAGCCAGAAGCAACACATCTCAATGGTCAGGTGGTGTTGGTGCTGATCAAGCTACTAAGGACATGGCTCGAATTCTTGCTGAAACAGGAATTACAGACATTAGTCAGTTTGGCCCAATAACCCAACAAGTTGAGAAGATAGTTGGTTATGAGGATTGGGGTGACCCAATTTATCAGACTGTAACTGAGCAAACCTATGGCAATAAGGTAACTGGTCAAGCAGTTCCTAACACCTACACAACGCGACAAACAGGTGAGTTCTTTGGTGGAACTTACGAGGGTAAGGGTAATACTGGATATGGTGTTCAGTTTGATGAACAAGGAAACCCTAGTTTCTTTACCCAAGGTGCATCAAGCCGTGATCCTATTGTAAAAGCTGCAATCCCTATCGGTGCTCTTGCATTGGGTGCTTATGGTGCTCAAAGTCTATTGGGTGGTGCTGGTGGCGGTGCATTAAGTGGTGGTGCGGCTTCAGGTTTAACAGCCGCAGAAGCCGCAGGATTAGGTTTAACAGCTACAGAGGCAGCCGCATTAGGATTGCCAGCGGCAGAGTTTGCGGCGGCAGGTACGGGTGGTTTACTCTCAAGTGCTGCTCCTAGTCTTGCCGCAGTAGCTCCTGAAGTAGCGGCTATTGCACCTTCTGTTGCCCCTGCTGTTGCTTCTGTTGCACCAGAGGTTGTTGCTTCTACAGTTGCACCTGCTGTTGCTTCTGCTGTAACACCCGCTGTTGCACCAACAGTAGCCTCGACTGCTGGTGGCCTTTTAAGTTCTGCAATACCAGGCGCAGGTACTATTGGTGGTGCTTTGGCTTCTGGTGCTTTATCATCTTTAGGTGGTGCTTTGGGAGGTGCTGTGACTGGTGGATTAAACAATCTTATTTCTGGTGGTTTAGGAACTGCTGGCAACTTGCTTCAAATGCAACAATCAAGAGAAGCGGCTCAAAAGGCTCAAGCAATGATTGAAGCAGAGACTGCTGCCGCTAAAGAAGCCGCACAGTTCCGTCCTGTTGGAATGACAACTAGATTTGGCACTTCTGAGTTCAAAGTTGATCCTACAACTGGTCAATTGGTTAGCGCAGGGTATACCTTAACACCTGAAGCTAAAGCCCAACAAGATAGATTGGTTGCTTTACAGAACCAAGGATTGACTCAGGCAGAACAAGCTCAAGCACAATTTGCTCCTTTGCAAACAGGCGCTCAATCTCTATTTAACCTTGGTAATCAGTACTTGGCTAAAACTCCTGAACAAGTTGCTCAGAACTATCTTGCTCAACAGTTGGCTTTGTTGCAACCAGGCAGAGAGTTAGAGTTGGCTAATCTGCAAAACAGACTACAACAGCAAGGTCGTTCGGGTCTTTCTGTTGCTCAAGGTGGCTCTTATGGTGCTACGACTCCTGAGTTACAGGCTTTGTATAACGCTCGTGCTATGCAAGAGGCTCAATTGGCGGCTCAAGCCCAACAAGCTGGTCAACAGCAAGTTCAGTTTGGTGCGGGATTGCTTGGTCAAGGTGCTAATGCAATGGGCCAGTACTATGGTGGTCAGCAAGCGGCTTATGCGCCTTATACGACTGCTTCTGGACAAGTTCAAGGTCTTGAGGCTCTTGGTCAACAGCCATTGACTATGGGAATAGGTCTTGGTCAACAAGCAGCACAAGCTGGGGCTAATGTTGGAAGACTTGGTTTGACAGGCGCTCAATTAAGTACTAATTTGGCTACAAGTGCTGATGCAACAAGAAACTTAGCGGCTCAAGGACTGATTGCGGCAGGTAATCCTAATGCGATGTTTGGCAATGCTATAGGGGGGCTACTCAGTGGTGGCGCACGAGCATTATTTAGCCAAACTCCTCTAGGTAGTTCTGGTTTTGGAACTGGTTTAGCCTATAGTAATCAAGACATGGGCTTGTATTTTTAAGGAGTCATCATGGCAGATAGTATGGTAGCGGGTCTTTTTGGTTTGACTCCTGAGATGTATCAAAACCAACAGTATCAACAAGATTTGAAGCGTGGTTATGAGTTAGCCCAACTCTCTCCTGGTGCGGCGGCTCAAGCGGGTCTACAAGCTAGTGTTGGTCAACTAGGTCGTGGTGTGGCTGGTTTGATGGGTGTAGAAGACCCACAAATGAAGATAATCTCTGCTCGTCAACAGATTATTGGCAGACTTGATCAAACAAACCCTACATCAATGCTTGAAGGGGCTAAGATGCTTGCCCAAATGGGTGACCAACAAGGTGCTTTTGCTTTGGCAGACTATGCCCGTAAAGCGCAAAGTGAGATTGCTCAAGCACAACAGCGTATGGCAGCGGCTAATCGTGAACGTCAACAAGCAGTCCCTAACGATATTCAGATCGCCAATGAAATTGCCACTTTGACAGATGCTCAAGATCAATTAATGAATCAACCCGCATCACCAGAGCGTGATCGTGCAATGAATTTAATTACAACTCGTTTGACTCAGCTTGAGCGTTTGACTTCTAAAGCAGAAAAAACAGAGCCTAAAACTAGCTATGGCCCTGAGGCTGACAGGGTAGCAAAAGGTAGATTTGGCGTAAACTTTTCTGATTTAACACAAGCTCAAGCAAAAGAAGTTGATGATATTTTGGAAGCTCGTGGTGTTACTAAAGCTAAAGAAAGCGCCTCTAAATTAGTATTACCTGGCCAACCTGTTGAGCCAAAAGATTGGATGGCTTTTGACCAAAATGTTCTTAGCAAAGACCCAACAATGCAAAGAACATCAACAATTTTGTCAGATGCGCCAAGTGCTATTGAGATTATTAGATCATCTACTACTAACGATATTTCTGCCGCTACTTTGCCTGGCGCCTTAGCTAGGTTGACAGGCGAGGGCAAGAATATGTCCAATGCAGATGTCAATAGATATGCTCGTACTGGTGGATTGGATGATCGTTTAGCACAAGATGCTGTTAAGTTCTTTACTGGCAAAACAACTGATGTCAAAAAAGATCAGGCAGAACGATTCGCAATTGCTCTATATCGTGGCGCTTTAATTGAACGCAAAAAGAAACTTGAAGATGCTGCTGAACAATATGGTTATTCAGAATCTCCAAACTATAAAGTTGCACTTCGTCAGATTGACACTCAGCTTGGACAGTTTAAACTTGTTAAAAAAGGTGAGACTACACCTCCTTCACAAAAAACTGGCGATCCTTTGATTGACAAGTATCTTTTCCCAAAAGCGGAGAATAAATAATGGCAACTTATGAACAAGTAATGGAAGCCTTGCGTAGAGCAGATGCCGAGGGAAATGTTGAGGATGCTCGAAAACTGGCTCAAATGGCTTCTGAACTACGCCCACAAGGTGCTGGTGGTGGTAGGGGTCTTATGGGTGGCCCAACAGCTCAAGGCAGAGCTAGAGCCGCTATGGGGACAGGTGAATTATTGCTTGAAACTATAAAAAAAGGTGTAACTCAGCCTTTTGCAAGAGCCGCAGCAGGTTCTGCCATGCAACAAGGTACATTCGCTGGTGCATTTCCAACACAACCAGAACTAGAAGGCATTACAACTGAAAGTGTTCAACGTGGAATGGGTGTTGACACAAACATTCGACCTACAACAACAGCTCAAAAATATGGAATGGCGGCTGTTGAAGGCTTAGTTGATCCTACCAACCTAATTGGTTTGCCAGTTACCACGGCAGGTCGTTTGGCTCTTGGATTTGGTTCTGCTATGGCGGGAGTTGGTGGTGAATTTGGTGGAGAAGTTGGTAAACAAGTAGGTGGATTGCCTGGTCAAATAACAGGTGGTATTTTGTTTGCTTTGTTGTCAGGTGCTGGTGGCACTAAAGCTGTTGGCTTAATGGCTGATGCTAGAAATAAAGTCAATTTAAAAGATTTCAATGTTGAGGATTTAGCGGGTGTTGAAGGCACTTCTCAGGCTAAAGATTTGGTTGAAAAAGCATTGGCGGCTGACCCAAATCTTAAAACTCGTTTAGAGGACATCAAGAAAAAGATTGCTTTTGTTGGTGGACAACCAGACATCTTGGCTACTGGTGGTGTCGATAGTAGGATTCTTCGTGCAAGTTTAGAAAACTTAGCAAGCAAAGATGCAAAAGTAGCTGGTGATTTAAAGAAAATTTATGATGACTTGCAGACTGCTGTGCGTGTCAAAGCTAATGAGCTGTACCCACAGCCTAGTTCAGGTAATAAATTTATTCCCGCTGAGATTC